ATCCGGGTGATCCTACGGTGCCCCGCACACGCTTGCAAGCATGTGCGACCTGGATCTCTCACTGACAAAACAGGGTAAGTCCCGCCCCACCCCGCTGACACGGAGAGGCAACTTCCCCAAGCTAGAGCGGCGTCCCGCACTAACCCTGCTGCTAAGTGAGCTTGTTCTACTCAGGTCGTTGCGCTGTGAATGCCTTCAACAGCAAGCTTATCATGATACCAGAACTGTCCAAGAGTGGTAGTAGCTGGTGCACCTTCAACGGCAAACAGCATAAACCTTTGGACAGACCTGTCCAAGACGTCGACGTTGTTCGCAATATTGGCGTTGACGTCAAACATCTTGCGGCGCGTAGCAGTCGGGAAATTGATATCAGTCTCCTGCCAAACTGGAAACGATATCACATCCCCGAGGCCCTTAATGGCAGTAATTACTGCAGCCGGGGTGGTCAGCGAAATAAACGCAGACATAACCTCTGGATTGTCGGTAAAACCAACATACACGCGACCAGGCGTAGTAAACGACACTGACGGCTCCCACCGGATCTTGGTACCGGGTAGGAACTTGCCAGTGGAGTAATAAGAACAAATGGTCGGCCCAACTGTGCTGGAAAGGTTAGCACTATCACCGGCTGCGTACAAACGCCTGCCACTAGCGAGCCCGCCAACATCACTGCCTACAGTCGCACCAATAGCGCTGTACTCAATGATGGTGCCGTTGTTCGCACCTACCATGGTAGGTCGCTGGTTGCGGCGTCGCCGCACACCGCCCTTCACGGGCATCATCGCAGTTGCGCCACGAGCCATGCTGCAAGGGAATTTTCAGAAGTATCAATCGCTTTGACGTGGGGGAACGTCATGGGGGTGGGCCGTGACACCGACACTGCGTCGGAGTATTCAGCCTCGAGAGCCTCCTGGAGGTCAGGAACAATGCCGAAGGCGCGCCAGAAACTGACACGCGACTCGGCACTGATCTCTCCACCAATGACGCCACGAGACATATACCCCAACCCAGAATCGTTGACCGACTCAACCACCCCCACAGGCGCCTCCTTGCCTAGCGAGAGAAGACGGTGGTACCAGGACGCCCACACCGGGACACCAGCCGTAAGGCTGGCACCGCAGCTGCCGATAGCGTGGCACCAGTACTGGAAATCGGACTCACTCTCCCAGCTGAGCAAGCTGACGCAATCCTTGCTCATAGCAACGCGGGGGTCCCTCACCATGCGCCAACCTATGCTAGTATAC